CAAGAACAGGTACACCTAGAACACGAGTTTGACGTGCTCCACCAAAGGTTTGGTTTGCACCACCGATGAACTCATTACGAGTGTTTTCGGTAGAACCAATGGTTGAGTAGACTGTAGCATTGTTCTTAACAATGTTAGCAAATGTGTCTGTACCAGCATAGAACTTTAGTCCATTTGTGATGGCACGGTATCTGCGAGGCATAGCCAAGATAAGTGCTTGTAGTCTTTCAGTTGTCCAGTCAGTGAACGCAGCATTTGACCCAACTAGAGTTGAGTTAATTACTTCGTGTGCACTTCCAAGGTTGTTACCAGTTGTGTTTGGACTAGTCTTTTCCAAGTTAATAAATCCATTCATAATGCTTAGGAACGAACCTGTTGAACCGTCACCATTGATGGCTAGGTCTTCGATGTCGTTACCGAAAGCATTAGTCATTAGACGAACTAAGTGGTCCTCTAGAGCGGCACCCTCGATGTTATCTTCGAGTGACTCTGCGGAGACTTCCCAGTCTAGACGAATCTTCTTGGTAGTTAGTTCAACCTTTGAGAAAGTTGCACCTGTGTTAGTGTATGTTGAAACACCCTGGTTTGCAGCACGAATAACACGGTCTCCCACGTTAATCTTCTCCAACTCCATTGTGTTTGCTCTCATTGTAACTCTGCGTCCGTCCTTTGCAAGTGTGGTTGCGTCCCAAACATAGTCGATAAATCGTCTTGCCTGTTCAGGGCGTAGGATACCAGTACCTGGATAGTTGTTGTTCGCAGTGCTAGATGGGTTTACAGCATTTGCACCTGTTGTTACACCAAAGTTAGCAGTTGGGCTGGTACCTAGGAAAGTTCCGTTTTCTGAGAACGCTCCTGTGCCGCTCGACACGCTGTCTGATGTACCGAAAGCACCTTCAGCGTTAGGGTATCCAGAAACTGGAGACGTACCTGAAGGCATATTTTTGATAATTTCTTCTGACATTTTATTTTTCACCTCCTAGTGAATTATTTTAGTAAATCGGATGTTGTGAGGAAACTTCCGCCCCATACTGATTTTTCCACCAGTACTGGTTCCTGAATGACCTCACCGAGGTCACCAGACTTGCGGAAAGCGGTGTCTGCTTCAACAGCATCGATACGCTTTCCAAGATTGTTAAAGCCTGATTCTGCATCTGTAACCTTTGAGGTAACAAATCCAAGAGACTTCTTTAGTTCAGCAACTTCATTAACTAGTGATGCATTTGCATCTGCTAGAGACTTGATGATTGCTGTAATGTCGCTAAAGGCTGTTGTAACTGTTGAGCCTAGTTCTGAAACTGCCTTGGCAATTTCTTCCTCTGAACCTGGAACAACTTCTTCTACAACTTCTTCTACATGTGTTGGTTCTGCTACTGGAGCGTCTTCAACAACTTCTTCTGTAGCAGGAGCGTCAACTACAACTTCTGCCTCTGGAGCGACATCTACTGATTCAACGTTTACGTTTTCATCGGTCATGTTATCATTCTCCTTTTTAATAGTCTTAGAAGTATTAATGCCTTTAGCACTATCTACTAAGAACTTTATCATGTCAAGTTTGTCAGCATCTGACTTCTCGACAAAACCTATGTTTTGCATACTTACACCAGTAACTGGACTTGTTGCAGAATCTTCTTCTGAGATTGTTACTAGTCCAGATTCTTTGTCCCAGAATACATTTTCTAAGACTGTTTCTGTACCCTCGCCTGTAATGGTATCAACACCGTCTACCTTTTCAACAGAGAGGATGTTTGCAAACTGATTTGCTGGACTATCGACAAGGGATAACTCAACCAGGTCGTAGTCCTTAATAATTCTAATAGCGGAATCGCTCTTCTCGTCATAACCGTCATCCCACTTATTCATCTTTCCTCCGATAGAAAAGCCTGTGTAGGTTCCATCAATAACTTTTTCCCATGCATCCTGAGCACCCTTAGAAACATATGCTGATACATAGATGCCTTGATAAAACTTCTTTGTCTCTGGGTCAAAATACTTATCTTCTTTGAATGCTACCATTTTTCCAATTGCCTTTGGTTGGTGCATTTCACGGATGTTACCACGGAACTTTGAGAAGGCTGACAGAGATGCCTCTGGGGTAACGATATCATTCTGCTTGTCAATGTTATCAAGCGTAGCAAAACCAGATACGATTCTGCGTTCTACGTCTACCTTTGTGAGAGGCATAGAGATACGGACATTATTTCCGTCAATGTCAAAATGTGCTTTTTGAATACTCATAGATTAATTATAGCCCCTTTTTATGAAAGTGTTATACAAATGTTATTATACCACTTTTTTAGGAGGAGCGTCTCCCCTCGCCTTGAGCATTTCTACCTGCAGTTGTTGCTGTGTTATCAGCCTGTGCCTGTTGGCGTTGGGCATCACGCTCCCTGTTCCCTGCATTGTTGGCGTTTGAGTCTGCTGCTTGGCGAGCAGTAGGCTGAATCATTGAGTCACTTTCTTCACGCTCTGGAAGATTAAGAAGTTCACGAGCCTCGTTAGGAACCATAATCTGGTTCTTAACATAGTTAGTAAGAATCTGTGACTGAGCCAATTCATCAGTAAGTGTAAGTTCGTTGAACTTAAATTCTAGGACATCTGTCTTTTCACGAATAATCTTATTAAGAATCTTTTCAAGATTGCGTTGTGCTGGTCTTGCTACCTGCTCTTTAAATGTTCTGTCTTGTGCTAGTGAGTCAGCGATTGATGATGAACTGCTACCGCCAAGTTTTGAAAGTGGCACTTGGTGAGCAACAAGAATGTCATCACGGTTCTGGTCACGATACTTGGAGAATGAGCCTTCTTGAATACCGTTTTCAATTGGTTCCATTTTGAACTCAACCTTGTTGCTGTCTGAGTCTCCTGGCAATGGAATATAAAGAGTTCTATGAGACTGACCCTTTAGACCAGTCTGCAAGAAGCGGAATAACTTATCTTCTGCTTCCTGTGTCAACTGTGCACCCTTAAGGGTTACGATGTAGCGAGGAACAGCCTTGTTGTTAAAGTAATCGATGTTGTATTGTGATGCAAGCATATCTCCCAATAGAGATGGCATAGCAGCCATGATGTCTGGAACACCATAGAAAGTGTTTAGTGGAGAGTATTCCTTGATATGGATAATCTCGTTTGGTCTTGGGTCATCTGTAATGTAGTTTATGTTCTTTGCACCGAAGTTACGGAAGTACACAACTTTATTTGATATGATTTGAACATAACCATCACGCAATCTACGAACACGCATTGTTGAAGCAGGAATGTGACCAATGTATCCAATGTCTCCGCTAGTTGTTCTTCCAACTTCAATGTATCCGTTACCCATTGCGTGTACGTCAGTGAATACTTTTTCAAGAACAGAGGAGAATGATTCGTCTTGGTTTAATCCTTCTACCCAGTCTCTAAGTTGAACTTTAAGTCTTTCAATCCTGTTTCTGGCACGAGCCATTTGGTCTGCAGTTGCAGCCTCTAGTTTAAGGTTTGTTTTGTCAGATACGATAAAGTCGTAGCCAAGACCAACAGTATTTTCTACTTTAGCGTCAATAGCGGCATGGTTGGCAAAAGATGTATCGTAGTAGTTTGCAAGTTCGTAAAGATTATATGGTGGGGTAATTACGTCAAAGAGTGAGTATGCGTTACGGAAGACTATTCCAGGGTTGATTGCATTTGAGCGAGCATCTCCAGTTCCCATCTGGATTGCACCAGCAGACTCTAGATATGCATCGTCTCCAAGTGCTTTAGACATTCTAGAACTTCTACGTTTAAAGTTAGTCTGCATACCAGAAAGACCTTTTAGTTCTTCCCAAGACTTGGTGAATGGGTCCATAGACGCAAATTCGTTTACAGCCTCTGGAGCCTCGTCTAGCCTTGCAGGAGTGTTAGCATATTCATAATAACTCATTAATCGTCACGTCCATAAAGGTCCAGCGTCTTCTTGGCATCCACAAGGGCACCAAGGTCTGTTTCTGAAGGAATGTACCCCTGAGCCATGCGGTCAATCTGTTCGCTGTACTCTTCATCTGATACCTTGCGAACATTGGCATAAAATAATGGTTGACCATCTGGAAACCCTAGCCATCTTGCTTCATTACGAAGTAGTGTAATCCTCGATTCATCGCCCTTCATTGAGTCAATGCTGAGGGCATTTCCATGGTCATCTGTCAAAACTTTGCCAGAACGCAATTGCCAAACGTAGATTCCATAGTCTGAAAAAGGCTCTTCTACGATAGAAACCCTTGTTTTACCAATCTGGTTGGGCATGACCTGACCAATATCTTTTGTAGTATCTATATTCATAACCACTAGTATACCACATTATGCAATGTTGAGTGTAATTGTGTTTCTCTCTATATCCATGTAGCCAATATACTTATATCCGTTAAACTCTATATTTTTAGTATTTGAAGAAGTATCTACTAATATCTTGTTTGTACCAGTATATGTTTTAAAGATTTCCTTCATACCGTTGTCATAAATCTTATAATAATCTGAAAGAGTGGTATATTTCCAGGTTGTTGATGCCATTGCACTCCATAGACCATTGTCTACAGTGCCCCAAGATAGTATTGTTATTTTCTGAGAGTTGTTTTCAGTATCTAATCCGTAAAAAGATATGTTATCTACTAAAATGTTTGAGGTTATCTTTATTTTACCAACCGATTCTGAGATGTCTATTGGATTTAAGAAAGATAGCCCAAAGAAGTTCCATTCATCTAATTCTATAACTGGCTCTGCAACAATCTTGCCATTTAAGTAGTATATTGGAATGTTCGTTGTAGAGTTTGTATAAATCCTACCTTTGGTATTTGAAGCATTTGAAGATTCAAGGTAGAATGGAATTGTTTCATTCTTAGAGACTATTTCAAAGACCTTTTCTGCTGTTGTTGGGAATTGTTTGATGTCTGCCAATATGGACATTTGAATAGAGTTAATTTTAATATTTAGTGATGAGTTTCCTATTTCAAAGAATATTCCTCTATCTATTCCAGAGTCGTAATCTCCACAAAATCTTATTCCAGAATGCTTTGTCAGGTATAGGTATGGTGTGCTTTGCTTGTAGACAAGATATGGGTTTTTGCTTTTGTAATCGTATGTACTTCCAGAGTAGATGTATGGATATAGGTCTACAGAATACTTTGTTCCAATTGGATTATATTTTGTACCCACTGGATTCTGCTCTGTTGCAATTGTTGGGGCAAAGTCTAAAGTTTTTGCTGCAACCTGCAAATGTCTGATTTGGTATGGCTTTAAATTGCTGGCATTGTCATTTAGTTCTATATGTAATACAATTGCCCACTGGTCCCAATCTAGCCCTGTATTTGCTAGTGTTGGTGGGTATACAATCATACCATTTACAAATTCGTACTTAGAGGATTCATTAGGTGTGCTGGCATCAATAACCCTATTCTCGTCAGCAGAGATGGTTGAGGCAAATTCTGATATATTCTTTATTGCTCCATTAGATAGTCTTTGAAAAGTAATATATGATTTCAGTTCTTCGTCTGATGTGTCAAAGTTTCCAGAAGCATAAGTTTTTGTTTCTGGATAGTCTATGTTTAGTTGAACAAAATCTAATTCTTGGATTGGTGTTCCACTGGCGTTATCCACAGTTCTTGATAGTTTATTTAGTGGAACATAGTCTTGCCAGTATGAGTTTGTTGCAATATCAAGAATAATTTTTCCATATGCGTTTATTGCACCAATTGTGTATGTTGCTGTTCTTTCTAATAAAACTGATTGAAAAATTCTTATTACGGTTCCAGCAGTTGTAATGTCGCCAGTAGTTGCATTTGTAAAACTAAAAGATGTTGTTGATGGAACAGCAGTTACTGTAAAGTTTCCTCTATATCCTACTGGCTGAACCGTAGAGATAGTAACTCTGTCTCCAATACGAAAACCATGTGGTGTTGTGGTTGTAATGGTGACTGTTCCAGATGCTATTGTAGGAGTTTGAAGATTTATGGTTTTTGCTGTATCTGTTAATATTCCAGAGGCGAATAGGCTTGAGATATCTGCAAAATTTCTAGATGAACATAACCCAACCTTATAGATATTTCCAGTAAAAGTATTTGATGTTAAGTTATCTCCACCAACATAAAGATTAAGACTATTTACATCACTCAGGAATGAGGCAACATCAGTGTTTGCTGTCACTAATGACTTTATATCTATGCCTACAGCAAACTTTTCATTGTGAGTAATTGACTTTGTTGTTATGGTTGATTCATTTCCATTGTATTTTATTTTGTATGAAACAGTTGTGTTTACTAGAGATACCCTAAGATAATCGCTTGTAGATTCATTTAGTATTTCAAAAAGAATTTGTTCAGTACCGCTGCCTGTCAAAGACTTAAACACTCCATATATACCACTTGCCAAATGTTCATTCTTATTAAAAGAAGATGAATAAAGATATCCCTGGTTTGTTGACCAAGACCTTCCTGAGCCAGTAACACTTGGTCTTAGATTTAGAAAAACATCTGAATCTCCAGAATCATTGTTTGTCAAATATAAATCTTTAAGCCATAATGCTGATGTATACAAAGATGTTGTTACTTCTGGAACAGCATAAGACTTTGTGGAAAGAGTTTGGGTAGGGCTTATGTCAAAGTTATCAATTATTGAAGCCTGTTCCCACTTTGCCTGAAAACTTGGGTAGTTATAATTGTTTGTATAGTTTGCAAAACCAAAGTCAGCAAGAATTGCGTTTCCACCATACTTAATATTTATATCTAATGGAACATCTACCGCTTGAGCATAAGCCAATCTCATTTTAGACAATACACTCGAACACCTGTATGGATAGATTGCAATTGAGTCTACCTCTAAAAACTTAACATCTGAATAAGCAAAAAATCCAATCCAGTCTTGGTCATCAGAAGAGCCATCCAACTTTGCTGGCAATGTAAGCGTTGTCGAATCTATTGGCAAGGATATAACATCGTCTCCATCTATTGCTAATACAGCATAGTTTTCTGCAACTATTACTTGCAACAACATTGGTCTACCCAATTCTGATAAATAGTATGACTTTACATCTTCCCCCACTTTTAGACTTATAAATTCTTTAGTGACATAAACTCCGTCTGTAGATGCTAATGGTCCAATAATTCTTTTAGGGACTGAATTGTTTGCATTTATTCTTATCATCATTTCCAGAGTTAGTTGTTTGTACCTTCCATTTTCATTCAAGAATCCAAAGCCAGGAATTATAAACGATGGTTGTCCAGCAGTGGGGTGTGGATAGACTATTGCAGAATTTGCAGAACCATAAGACAACGACATTCCAGCATTTTTTGCATATAAGTCATTTCCACTACCAATGTAGTATCCACTATAACTTTGATTTCCATATGACTTTGCTTCTATTCCAGCGGTTTGTGTTGTTGCAATGTTTGTTGGAAGGGTAATTAGCGATTGA